TGAATTCACCTTCAACCATTTCTCCACCCAATATCGTACTATTGCCTGCATATCCTGCAGTGCCGTGTATTTGAAGTACTCCGTCATCATCCACTCGCCAGACATACCCTGTAGTGCCGTCTGCAAAAATAGTTCCAGGTTGAAGGTCGCCTATGTTACGTGCATTACGAACACTACGCATTTGAGCTTTAGTTAGTCCGTAATCACCAAAACGCACACTAGCTTTTTGTCCTGGACGTTGCGTTCGGTTTGCTTTTTGCGGTGTGTGTTGTCCTGCAATACGACTTCCTCCTGGACCGATAGTAACTGTTCCACCAATTTCTGTGTTTCCAAGAGGTTGCGAAGGCGTTTGGTCGTCTGCCTGTGGGTTCATTAGCGGTGTGTCTCCAGGAAGGTAACTCGCTGCACCAGTTGTTGGAATAGAAACAGGAGTCATGGTGTTTGCATCAAAACCAGCCATAGTGTTTAGTCCACCTAATTGATAAGGGTCAACGTCAAAAGACATGTATGGGCTATTATTTATTGGTCTGAGCGCCATTTATCCAAAAGAAGGGAAAGGTGTTCTAAGGTTATCTTCTCTTAGTTCTGCTAAAATCTGTTTAAAAGATTTGCTTGGACTGGCTATAGGTGTATATTGTGTAACGCCTACAGGTTGCCCAATAGAAGGATTGAATTTATAAGGAGATTGATTCGTTACTCGTAACGGTTGCCCAGTGTAGTCAGCTAAGCCCTGTATTCCTCCTGTGATGTACTCAGGAGATTGCCCTAGTTCTTCTTCGTCAAACATACCTGTCTGCGATAAAGCATTAAGACCTAAAGCACCAACAGCCAGTTTTTGACCCATTGGTAGATTTTTAAATTCATCCATTAGGTCTATATTCTTATCACCAGCGATTCTTGCGCCTATGTTTTGCATAAACCCACCAACGCCTCCTTGTCCAGGAGTTGGGCTTAGTCCCCACATCCCTTTTCCAGGAATTTTAATAGTATCTCCTACACCCATGGTAATAGAAGAACCTGTTGAGATATTAGGATTAGCATCAATTATGTCTTGTTCAGTAACACCGTACTCTCCTGCCACACTACTCAATGTATCGTTTGCTTCAATAACATGTGTACCTTTCCTAAATATTGGACCTTGTTGCATGCCCATGCCTGTAGCCACGTTGCCTAAACTATATCCTGTGCCAAAATCACTCAGAGCTTTACCAAAATCTAGATCACCCGTTTTAATAACTCCACCGATCGCCTTACCTATGCCAGCACCTCTAGCACCACCATATCTAAAGCCAACAAGAGTCCCGATCGCTGGTGCAAGTTTCTTAACCTTTTTAAATAACCGCCTAAAAAATGAAGTGTATTCAGGCATCCCTGTCCTTGGGTTGATTGAGTTTTGACCGCTACCTACTGTGTAATCTAGTGGGTCAATACCTGCACGAATAAACGCTGCATCAAGCATTTTTTCGCCTTTATCACCTAAAACCCAGTCAGGTACAATTCGTTCTCCAGGAGCAACGTGAGCCAACTGCGTGTCTTCCATGCGTCCCATACTGGCTAAACCACCATGATTCATACGCATAGGCATGCCACCAGCTAACATTTGTTCATACTCTTCGTGAGTAGCTCCAGGATGTACTGTACCATCAGGCATTGTGTGTGTAGCACCGCCCATGTTGTAATATTGTTTAGCTGGACCGCCACTATTTAGTCCTGTAGGAGCAAAGTTAATGTCTTCGGGTCGACCCATCTCATCAAATTTGTCCATTCCTTTGAATAAACGAATCGCTTTATCTTCTGGGCTTTCTTCTCCCATGCCATCTGCTTCTGCTTGAGTACCTAGTTCAGTAACAAACTCCAGTAATTGAGCATCTGTCATGCTTTGTGCCATTGCGATGTCTTCTTCTGTTGCGCCTTCGCTCATTGCTCTTGCAGGATCCTGTAGTCCTGCACGAATACTGGTTACTAGTTCTTGTGCGCCTTCAATGCCATCAAACGCTTTTTCTTTCATTCCATTAATGCCAGCAGGAGCTCTTAATTCTTCTTCGGTGAACCTAAAGTTTGGTCCACGATCGTCTATGGTTTCTGGTGGATAGAGCAGTTCTTCTTCGGTGAACCTAAAATTTGGTCCACGATCGTCTATGGTTTCTGGTGGTATGCTCATGCGTATTATTTGATCAGGTCTAATAGCCTCAGCCTCAGCGATCGGGTCTACGCCATACCCTTCGGCTCTATCGCCTAACCTGTCATTCACTTCTCTTTGACTTAGTTTACTCTCGTAGTCCCGTAGCTTATCTAATCTATCTACTGCTATTTTAGCGTAGTCATACACAGCAGAAGGTTGTAGGCGAAGTCTATCGAACCTACTCCCACTAGATAACTCTTCTTGCTCCCTTAGAAGTGACTTGCTTTGCCATCCCTCTCGTCTGACTGCTTCTTTTATTTTGTCACTCCAATCCTCTACATTTTCTGGTAAAGGCGTTTTTTTCTCCCCTACAGGTTTAGTCATCATGTCTAGGTCTCTGTCTGAAATAGCCATTAGTGCTTTATACTCCTCAGTTTTCTTATCATCGCTTTTGCGTTATCAGTGCTTTTTGCAGTGGCTTTATGTTTCCACTTACCATTCTTTTTAACAAAGACTCGCCTCCCTCTGCGTTGGTAGGGCATTAATACTTGCTTTTGCCTTTCTTTTTACCTTTTTTCTTTGAACCCATTTTATAAACAGATTCATCTCCTGAACGAAGGAACTTTTTATCGTCTCCCCTCATCATGTTTCTTCTTGCTGTCATTCCTGGCATGATATTACCTCTATAAATTGATAGTTGTGGCACCATTAGTAGATACCGTTAGTGAGCCGATTGCACCAGTAGCCGATAAGCCATTTGATGTTGTGTTATATAACGTGTACCATTTAGAGCCGTCCCAAACCTGTAATTCAGAGGTGGTTAAGTTCCAAATGATATCTCCTTTATTATATTCATTTTCATCTCTTTTACTAGCTAAAACAGAATTGGTCGTATCTGGATCAAATGCTGCTAGATTAAGTTCTAAAACTCTGACCAGTCGATTATATGTATCTGGGTCGACTTCATCGTAAGCCATTGGTAATCCTGTCTGTAACAAACTACCCATTATCTACGTCCATCTGGTCTTGTCCCAACACGAGTGGCACCTACCCTAAAACCAAGCCCTAGTGTGTAAGCACCTACATTGTCGTCGTCTGACTCAAAACGCAAAACAAGTTGCCTAGCTCGACCACGAACATTTAATTTTTGTGTTGTTGATGATACATTGCTGGTTGATTTCGTTGTTAAACTGTCTCCAGGATAGTTTCTCATTTTTAGCACACAGTTAATCAACGATGCGCTATTTGTTCCTGTAAACTGAACGTCAGGTATAATCTCATTAACCGATTGAATATCGTTCCCTGCTTCGCCCAAATCAAAATCACCTGACTCTACATACACATTGCTCATAGGAGAGCCATCGGCATCGTTTCCTGTTTCTTGTTGATATAAATACCCTACATCAGAGGTTGTGTATGTTGCTCTTGGGTATGCTTCTAGTCCTTCATCAAGCCATGCTGTACGATTCATTTGACCGATAGACCATACATTTTCTAAATAATTATACACAACATAGCGATCAATCTCGCTAGAGCTCCCTGAAGGGTAATACCAACCAACTTCGTTAAAGCGCTTATTTAAAAACCCATGAACCTTATAGACTTGGCTTTCATTCATATCGTCAAACACATAGTCATGTACATCACAAGGAATAGGTTTCACTTGACCACCGTAGTTGTATATGCCTTTTTTATCCATCCAGAACACACCGACTGGACTATTAACCATAGCTTTCGGTCCAATTAACCCAACCCCTTCATTTACTAAATTCGTGCTAAAAATAAAAGGCTGTCCTATGAACTTCATAGAGTACAAAGAAGTGTCTGTCCAAACCAAAATTTCTTGTCTTGCTCGTATTCCCCCAACAATACTAGAACCAGCAGATAAACGAGCAGAACCAGCAGTGTTGATGGCTTTAGGTTCCCACTCAGTAATGTTTTCTTGATCGCACCAAGCAATAAACATAGGGTCGATAGCTCCAGTTCGAGCAGTACCTCCAGCGTTTAAAGGATCTGCTCCTAAAACTAAAACATGTCGGTCGATATCACTAACTACGACCTGTAAACCAAGTGTTGGTGGTAGATTAGCTCCCGATAAATCACCTAAAGCCACAGCTCTGTCTGTTCCTAGTGTTTTTGCACTGGTGTCCCAATAGTAAATACCGCCTGCACGAACATTCATTACTAGGTCTTCACCAAAATTATCGTGTGTCCACAATCTTAATTGATTGGCTGCTGACAAAGCACTAACCGAACCAAAAGTACCGTCACCCCATGTACTCGCTCCCCAACCTGAACCAGAAACATAATCATCGAGACCTACGTTAATTTGATAAGCACCTACCGTGCTCGATCCACCATTTCCTGTATCACTTGCGTTCGCTGTAACCGTGTTCCCATCTGTATCTTTAGCTTCTATAGTGTAGCTGTTAGCGTTTACAATCGTTGCTATTTGATATTCTTGATTAAGAACAGCAGCAGTTATATTGCCACTTAACGTAGCAGCACCACTAAAAGTTACAAAGTCGTTTTGTTGTGCTCCATGGGAAGTATCGGCAACAGTAATAGTCGCATCGCCATTGGTGGCTGAGAAAGTCACATCTCCAGCAGACGTTGTAGCTCGGATAGGAGTAACGTCATTAAAATTAGCACCTGATTGTATGTAGTATTTCCAAGTTGTTCCTAATCCTAAAAATTTAGAGATGTTTAAATCCACCCAAGAATGTAAAGCACGACAAGTCGATTGAAAAGTGTTGTTTGTGTCTTTAGTCCATCCACCTATCTTTTCAGGTAATCCCTTACGGAAACGAATCAAATTAGCATCGAACCAACCACCTTTAGCAGTCAGGGCTGTGCCTTCTTTTTTGATTCCAGGATTAAATTGTGCTTTAATTAAAGGCATTAGAAATACTTAGTCTTTTTTCTTCTATCGTCCATTACGTCGCCACAAGCTCTCGCTATTTGTTCAGTCGGTCCACCACCGTTATAGTATTGCATCATTTTCTTTGCTGCACCACCGCTATTCATTTTTGCAGTTTTAGCAGAATCTATAAAATCTTGTCTGCTGGGAGCACCTTTTGCTCCAGGCGACCTCATTCGCTCACCCGAACCTGCCTTAATCCGTTCTCGTTTAGCGTGTATGTTGGCGTATAGTCCTTTCTTTTTTCCAGGCATTTTATTTCTCCGAGTCTTTTTTGTGAGTTCCTGCGTACAGCCCGAACCATGCTGCACCAGAACCAACAACGATTGATATTAAACCTGACTGTTCAAAACTAGGCTCAGGAAGATCCATAAACCACATGACTGTGTAATACAGAAGGAACATGTATATTCCTAAAAAAGCTCTTGGTATAATTCTCCAAGCATCTACTGCCTGAGCAACAAAAATATACTTTTGATATGGGTTGTCGTTTTTCTCGTCTTCGAGCTCTCTTATGCGGTCTTTTAGTTCTGACTTTTCTTGAAGAAGAGCCATAAATTTATTGAGGTCGATTTCAACCTCGTTACGATCCATGTCTCCACCAAATCTAGGACTACCTTGATATTCGTCGTTCATATTAATTCGCCAATGGGTTGTCGTTTTTGTTTTTTAAACTTTGCACATCATCATAAATAGAATCAATGCTTGAGTTTATTCCTGCGACACTAGTTTGTAACATAACTATGTCTTCTTTAATTGGGCTTAAATCTTCAGTTTCTATATTTAATGATTTAATTTGCTCACCAACAGCAACTACATTTTTGTCCAATGCAGTAACTTGATCCGCAAGTGCATCAATCTCGTTAATATAACGAGTCATTTTAGACTCAAGATTTTCTATACGATTAACATAAGTTGCGCCTGTGTAGCCAAAACCAGCTAGTGTGCTGACAATACCAGCCAATGCAATCAGTTGTGTTGTTTTACTTTGAAACCAATCCATAGTCCTCTCCTAATTAACAATTCCAATCTCTACGTGCCCAGTAGTTAGCACTACATCTATCGCTTTTTATGCCACCACTGCGAGCACAATAACTTTTCTTCCTCTTTTTATCCCCAGGATGTTTGCCCATTTTTTTATCGCCGAAAGTAATTCGTTTAACTTTGTTCCCCCCACTACTGCATTTAGAAACAAAAACAACTTTACGTTTCTTTCCATATCCAGGTTCGCCTTTACGAATAGCTCTAGGTTTATTTAAAGTTACTTTTTTACCTTTAAACTCTGCCATGTTATAAATTAGGTTGCATATTCATTAAATCATTCATCCCAGTTAAACTCTCTCCGTATAATCCACTAAACGCTGAGTTGTTGTCTGGAATATTAACATTAGTATATATTAACTCAGGCTCATACCAAACGCTAGGTTGTGGCACCTCTACCTGACTGTACGAACTAAATCCTGGAACATACCCCATATAAGCTATAAGTGTGCTTGAGTCTGCGTACTCCCCTGTTTCAGACTGTTTCTCTTCTAGTTCTTGTTGTTGATTTTCAATATTTTGAGCAATAATTTGATCAGCTATTTGATCTGCTTCGCTTGCATCCATACTTCCTGTAGTCGCTGTTTCTATTTCTCCTTGCATACTTTGAACTTGTGTTTCTGCTTGTGCAACTTGAGGAGAAACATCTGCACCTACACTAATGTCCATCGTCATCGAAGAAGACACCGAAGAAACGGTCGTAGAGGTTGCTTCTGTTTCTGTTGATTGTGAAGAGCTAACAGAAGCTGTGTCAGAAAAACTCATGGATAAAACTTCTTGGGTTTGCTGTGCGGAACTTGCTACTTGCTCTGATATACTTGGCGAATTACTAATGCTTATGCCTCCACCTGAAGAAGAACTGGCAACTGCTGTGTTCGTAGTAGAAGAAGCATAAGAACTGCCTGAAGAACTAGAAGTTCCTGTTGCTTGTGCTGACGTTCCTGCTGTTGTTCCGCTTACACTACTACTTGCTGCTCTAATTGTATTGGCTACGACATTTAATTGTTCTGCTCTTTTGTTGTCTTTCTTTTCTTCATTCTCTGCGACAACAACCTCGATATTTTCTTCTCGATCTTGTATTTCTTCTTCAACTGCCTCCGTATTCTCCAGTTCTCCATCTTCAGTATCAGACAAAACAACAAGTTCCTCCAATATTTCTTCAGTTTCTTCTTCAACCCATTCCTCCAATTCTTCTATTGTTTCAAATTCTAAATACTCAATAGCCTCTTCTTCCAGATATTCTTCTATTAACTCTTCGTGTTCAAAATGATCTAATAAAACATCAGCTACTATGGGTAAGT